AATATCACGGCATCAACCGTAAAAATAATCGTACCCGCTTTTTTGGCATTTATAGCAAAAACTTATGGAGTAATAAATGCATTAAAAGAAAAATTAACACATTCAAAATCTTCGCAAAACACGCCCAACTTAGGTTACCGTCCAAGATTTAACTCCAGAGGAAAGACAAACTCTATATACTTGGGTTGATGTGCTGGAAAAAGGACAGCTTACAGTTGAGAAGGTGCGAGAAAATATATCCTCTATGAAGTACGCAGTTGAGAATGCTTTAATTGATGAACCTGAATTTGCATACATATTCATATTCAAAGTACCTAACCGAAAACAAATACTTCTTAAAGCTAGACTACAAAATTATATGTTACTAGAATCATTTTTACTATCACCTGAGCGAGCTAAAGAACAGCTAGAAAGCGCAATAAGTGGTCTCGTTGGTAGGGGTTGACAAAAAGTAAAACATTCGAGTAGTATTTACTCATGGATCCTAGATCTCAAGAACGACTAGACAACATACTCAAGAAAGACCCTACTACACTTACTCAAGAGGAAATAGGGTTCTTAAGAGCAAGAAGAATATACCTTAAGAAGATACAACTAGAAGAATATGCAAGCGTACTGAATCTAGTTAAAAGCCAAACTTCCGATGAGGAAACGGTAAACACACATGCCAAAAAATCAAGATAACCACATTAAACCTACCCAAGAAGAACTCAAAGCTCAAGAGTTAGCCGCTATTGAGGAAGCAGAGAAACTCAAAGATCAACCTCCTGAAGAGGAACCCGATGATGAAGAAGCTATAAGAGCTGAAGCAGAGAAGGAGTTAGCTGAAGAGGAACCTGAGATACCTGAAGAGGAAGAAGTTGAAGAAGAAGAGCAGGCAGAACCCTCAGAGGAAGAGAAGGAAGCTATCAGACTTAAACTAGAAGCTGAGAAGAAGAAATCCGCAGCATCCGCTCGTGAGAACCAAAAGATATACGCAAAGAATAGAGTCATAAACAAAGCACTTACTGATGCTGATGATATACCAGAGCCTACAGAAGAAGAACTCACTAAAGAATATCCCGATTGGGATGTAATGTCCGATATAGAGAAGACGCTTGCAAAAGAGACGGTTATTAGTCGTAGTTGGAGGAAAGTTATATCACAAGCGAAAGAACAAGCCACAAAGATTGAAAAATGGAATGAGTCAGTAGAAACATTTATAGACGATCCGGTAACACTAAACAATAATCCTGAACTTGAAGGAAAGACTGAAGAGTTTAAAACCTTTGCAACACAAGAGACTAATAATAGTGTACCGTTCAACATACTAATTTCTGCTTTCCTACATGAACACTCTAAGGATAAGAAAATTAACAAAGGTCGTATGTTTGAACGAGGAAGTGGTGGGCCAAATGATAAACCACAACCTAAAGCAGGTAAGCTAACATTAGAACAGGGACGAGTATTACGGGAGAAAAATTACAACCTTTGGAAAGATAAATTGAGAGCAGGACTCATAGAATCCGACCTATAGTAATCTACTCCTTGACAGTAAGTACAACTATGAATTATAGTGACGCTAGTTAAACCTTCCAAACTTCTTCTCCTTGAAGAAACGGTAAAAGACAATTAAGAACTTTTACCAAATATGTCAGCATACGGAACAAAACTAGCAGAAGGATTCTCCAGTAAGGTTATGCAATTTGTCTATGACAATAACCTCCTCGATACGATTGTTAATAGAAACTACGAAGGCGAAATCAATGGTGTAGGATCAAAACTCAATATCTTAGACTTCGGTAAACTCACAGAAAAAACATACGCAGATGCGGCACTTACAGCCGATTCATTAACTGAAAACAACGGTCAACTTATAATTGATCAATACAAATCTTTCTACTGGAAAGAAAAGACTCTTGCAAAATGGCTTTCATACATCAAGAATCCACATCCTTATATCGTTACCCAAGTAGGTAATGAGCGATCAAAGAACATGGACAACTTTGTTTTTGATCTTTACACAGATATTGGTGCAGGAAACATGGTGGGAACCGATTACACAACAGGAGACGTTGAAGTAGCGGTAACTACAGGTGTCGTAACAGGAAATGGAACGACATTTACCGCAGCTATGGTTGGTAGAGGTTTTAAAGCAACTGGGCATACAACTTGGTACAGAATTAAAACTTACACAAGTGCAACCTCAATTACTATTGAAGATGACCTTGATGATTCTACTTCAGCTTACACAGGTGGAGCAATCGCAGCATCAACAGCATACACAATTCAAGCAGCAACAGTATTGACGATTACCGCTGCAAACATTCTCAATAAAGTAGCAACATTAGCACAAAAACTTAATTTAGCTGAAGCAAACGGCTTTTCAGCAGTACCGGATTCAGATAGATTCTTAATCGCTCCTCCGGAGTTCTTTACCATACTCACACAGGGAACAGGAGTAGTCCTACATGTAGATGAAGCATACCAAGACCTCGTTAAGAAAGGTTACATGGGTATGCTGCAAGGATTCAAACTCTTTATGAGTAACAGACTTAATGGAGATAATACAGATGGTTATCGTATTATTGCTGGACATTCGAACTGGATGACGTTTGCAGAGAAAGTCTTGGATGCAAGAATGGAAGAAGATTTAATAGGAGACTTTGGAGTTGCGTACAAAGACCTCTTTGTATACGGAGCAAAAGTAAAAGATATCAATAGACATCAAGCAGTTGAGGGATATTGGAAATTCTAAAGAGAATAGTTAGTTTGGCAAAGCCTAAGCTTAAGGCCTAAAGCTCATAAAAGCGATAGGTTTTGGGAATAGGCTTTTTTTAGTATATATGGCAAAGTTTTTAATAAAACAAGACTTAGACTTAAACACACAAGCAGAACTCGCTCGGATCGAGGCTATTTCTAGTGGGAACCGATCTACTACAGAAGCAAACTTTCTAACAGCACTTGCTCCTTATAGAACAAATAGAGTGTTGCGCTGGGACACGCAGCTTGTTCAAGGCTCAACAAACCCTACCCACTTGTCTACCGATAATATTTTAGAAGCAGAAGGGAATACCTTACCTACTGGGGATTCAGGCTTTAAGACAGGAGCTATTTTTTATGACCTTACAAAAACTGGAAGAAATGCGTATAGAAATACCGGAACGTCAACTTCTGCTATTTGGAGCGTAGTAGGATCAGCAGTAGCCTCGCCATCTACCTCACAGAGTCCATCAGCTTCAGCATCTGCTTCACTTTCGCCTAGCGCCAGCAGGAGTGCATCTGCTTCAAAGAGCGCAAGTCCATCGGCTTCAGAATCAAAGTCGTCAAGTCCATCACCAAGCCTTTCACCTTCGGCTTCTGAGTCTGCATCAGCCTCTAAATCTTTGAGTCCTAGTGCTTCGTCATCAGCTAGTGCAAGTAAGTCAGAATCTAAGAGTGCTTCAGCTTCTCAAAGCCCATCAGGTTCGGAAAGCGCTAGTGCAAGTAAGTCTGCCAGCCCGTCAGGGAGTCTTAGCCCGTCTGGTTCTCTTTCTCCAAGTGCCTCAGTTAGTGCCAGCGCTTCTGCATCTGAAAGTCCAAGTGGAAGCGCTTCCCTCTCGCCATCTGGCTCTAGCTCTGCCTCTAGGAGTCCATCAGCTTCAAAGAGTCCAAGTGCAAGTGCTTCCAAGTCAGCCTCAAAGTCAGCCAGTCCATCTGGAAGTCTTAGTCCATCA